AAGTTGACCGTAACCCTGTAATAACATACAACTTGAGCTCGGTGGATGCAAACCATAATTTCTTTGCTAACAACATTCTTGTGCATAACAAGGGTGGTGATGGAGTAGGAGCCACAGGAGAGCAAGGATCTGGTGAAAGTGATGCTGATACAGGAAACTTCGGTGGTTATGACGCCGGCTTTTCTGGAGTTGAGGGACATGAATCTGGCAATCAAGGTACAGCCCCAGGTTTTGGTAATGCTTCTGCATCTCCAGGGACTGAGTCAGATTCAGGAATGTCGCCAGGAACTGAGGGTAATCTAGCGGCTGCCGAAGCCTCAACCGCCGCCGGAATGTCAGATGCTGAATCAGAAGCTACTTCCGGTATGGAAGGTAATCAAGCTGTACAAGGAGCTATGGCTTCTTCTTTAGCAGGTAATCTGAGCGGAGACATGGCAAGTGAAGCAGATATGAATGCTGCTATTGGAGAATCTGAAAGTGCGTTGGGTAGTTTTGCAACTACACTATCAAATATAAGTAAAGCCGCCGCATTGGTTACAGCAATAGCACCTAATCCTGTTACTGCCGCTGGATCCTTTGGAACTGGGCTTCTAGCCGGATTGATGGGACTTGCTGATTCGTTAGGGTTAGGCAATAGTGGTGAATCTACGCCGGGGTTTGGTGATATCGGACAACCTGGACCAGCATCTACTGGTCCTCATGGACCTGATATAAATATTAATCAGGATGTGGTTGAGCCTATTGCTAAAACACCGACAGCAATAGATACACCTACAGCAACGGACACACCGCCAGCAACGGACACACCTAATGACCCAGTTAAGCAGTATCTAGAAGATCTTCGCAGGCGAAGGGATGCAAGATTTGGTTTCTTTGACACTATTCAGTTTGAAGCCGGCGAAAACCCATTCATTCATATACCAACTTCTTGGGGTGAAGGTGGGGCTGGTAAATTAGATGTAGAAAGTCAGAACTCGTCAGAGTTTATATTTGGATAATAGGAGAGAGCTATGAGCATGAAAATGAATCCCGATGTTATAATTGACCGATTACATGATCTAGAAGAGGATCGGTACAACTGGGAGACTATGTGGGATGATGTAGTTGACTACATGCTACCTAACAGATCTCCTTTTAGAGGTACAATTACTCCCGGGGAAGATAGAAGTGTAACGATTTATGATAGTTCAGCATATAAAAATAATATAGTATTAGCAGCTAACCTTAATGATATGCTAACTAACCAGAGTTCTATGTGGTTTATGTTAGGGGTAGATGATCCTGATCTAGATGAATCACCTGTTGTACAAGATTGGCTACAGGATATGACCAACGAGGTTAGAAAGCATTTAGATAACTCTAACTTCTATGATCAGATTCATGAGTTGTATCTTGACTTAGGTTCTCTTGGTACAGGTGTCCTTTATATAGAGGATAGCGATGATGAGGATGAGTATGTCAACTTCAAGGCATGCCACCTAAGAGAGATCTATATCTCTGAGGATAAGTATGGTAGGGTTGACACAGTATTCCGTAAGTTTCAACATACCGTCAGGCAGTGCATACAGAGATGGGGTGATGATGAGGATGCAACCTTGTCAGATCTTGTGCTCGGTAAAGAAGAAGATGATCCTAATAGATTAGTTGATCTGATTCATGTGGTATTTCCCAGGGAAGAAAGAGATCCAGAGTTAAAAGATAATAAGAATATGAAGTATGCTTCGGTGTGGATGGAGACAGAGTCAAAGCAAATCATTAAAGAGGGCGGCTATAAAGCAATGCCTTACTTAGTGCCACGATGGATGAAGTCAAGTGGTGAAGTATATGGCAGAAGCCCAGCATTATCAGTATTAGCTGATATCAAAACACTGAATGCAATGATGGAAACAGTACTCATAGCTGGTCAGATGATAGCAGAACCTCCTCTGCAAGTACCTGATGATGGCTTCTTGAAGTTAAATATTGGTCCGAGAGGTATTAGTTATTACCGAGCAGGTACCAATGACTTCATTCGCCCATTAGAGATAGGAAGTAGATTACCTATTACTTTTGATATGATTCAAGAGAAGAGAGATAGTATAGCTGACTCTTTCTTCGTAACACAATTAAATGTAATAGATAAAACAGAAATGACTGCTGAAGAAGTTAGAGCTCGTCAGTTAGCCAACATGCGTGTTATAGGTCCTACAGTAGGGCGTTTACAGAATGAGTTATTGAGTGATCTTATATTTAGAGTATTAGATATACTACATGATAGTGTAGATGAAAATGGAAAACAAATACTACCAGAACCTCCAGCAGTAGTACAGGGTTTAAGCTATAAGTTAAAGTATGTATCTCCGTTAGCCAAAGCAAAGAGACAGAATGAGCTACAAGCTATTCAGGGTGCAATACAAATAGCTGGTAATATAGCTCAAACTACTGGTAGAGTAGAAGTAGTAGATAACTTAAATGTAGATATAGCTTATAGAAAGTCAGTAGATATCTTAGGTGCTCCTAATGATATACTTACTCCTATTGAAGGAGTACTACAGATACGACAAGCAAGAGCAAAAGCTGCACAAGAAGCTGCACAGTTGGAAGCTACTGAACGACAGGCAGGAGCAGCAGAAGCAGGAAGTAAAGCAGTAAAGAATTTTAATCAGGCAGAAGGAGAATAATACATGTATGATACAAGTATAGGAGAGGACAGAAGAGCTGTAATGCTTGCTTACAAACAATGTTTTGGAACAGATTCAGGACAAAAGGTTTTAAAAGATTTAGAAAATTATTGCGGGGTAGGTAAACCATCCTTCATCAAGAGAGAAAGTTTTAATAATAAAGGAACATTTGAGAAAGCAGATCCTTTGGAAATGGCTTTCATGGAAGGACGCAAGGATATTTACTACCTAATACAACGCATAACAGGACAGGACCTTCCAGAGTAGGGGTAGCTCTTGGTCCGCGCAAGCGGGTAGCCAGAAAGGGTCCAAAAAATCGAAGGAGGCAAAATGCCAGATGATAACACAGCAGAAGTACCAACGGGACTAACCGTTGGAGAGGGCGGAACACTGAATGAGGCCCAAGCACAATTCATTCAACAGCACTTTAAGTCAGCATTAGCAGAAGAGTACAGAGGAGATCCTGGTTTAGCTGATTATAAGGACTTAAATGGTTTTACTAAATCACACCTTAATCAAGCTAAGTTGGTGGGAAAAGAAACATTAGGTGCTAAGCCTAAAACTAAAGAAGAGTGGAATGAGTTAAATCGTAAGTTAGGCAAGCCAGTTGATGTAGCTGGGTACGAGTTGAGTCCTTATGAAACCGCAACAGATGCTGATAAAGAATGGTTTGCAAAGTTCGCTCATGAGGAGCTTGAGCTAAGTAAGAGGCAAGCAAATGCCTTTTGGAAAGAACTTAACACTAAGAGAGCTGAAGCAAAGAAAGAAATTGATTTGAAAACATCTACTAAGCTACAAGAAGGACTAGATGCGCTTGTAGCAGAAATCGGCAGTAAAGAGAAGTATGCAGAAACTCTTAAAGCTACCGATAAGAACTTGAATGAAGTGGATAGTGATGGTAGGTTTAAAAAGTTTATGGCTGAAACCGGCCTAAACAAACATCCTGAAATGCAGAGATTTGCTATAAAAGTTGCTAGGCTTTTTGCACAAGATAGAACAGCAACTGGGGAAAGAACTGCAATGCCTACATCAAAAGTGCAGGCAGAACAAGAGTTGAATAAGATTTTCTCTGAGTCACAAAGAGACCCAAAGCACCCCTTAATGAATAAGCGAGATCCAGCTCACGCTGACATGGTCAAGAAGATTACACGCTTGGCTGATATCGCGGGGGAGAAAGAATAATGGGAATCCAAACAGATAATGCAGAGAGAAAATGGAAAGAAGGGCTGCAAGATGAGCTGATAAAGCTAGAATGCCTCAAACTCATCTACGAATATGGAACAGATGGTGATAGAGGTCAGCCCTGGAATAGAGCCCAGATGTTATTTAACTGGGTGAAGATCGGTAAACCACATGCAGAAGTGAAGTAAGGGTAGCTCGAAAGAGTCCTGAAACATTTTTGTAGGTTCCGTGGGGTAGCTCGAAAGGGTCCCAACATTTGCTTACCACCGAAGGGTCCTCCTTGTGAGGGTAGCTTGTTAGGTGCGACGCTGCTCTTTAGAATAAAAAAAATAACTGGAGGACAACAAAATGGGTGATATTACGACTGCAATGAAAAACACCTACGACAAAACATTTAAGTTGCTTGAGCAGCAAATGGGTTCAGAACTGCAAATGTTAGTTCGTAAAGAGATGATCGAAGGTGAATATAAGTACTTCGATTTCATCGATGCTGCGGATGCTACTGAGGTATTTACTCGAAACGCCGATACGGTCAACGAGGACCTTGTGTACGCACGCAGGAGAATCAATCTACGGAGATTTACTTTTGCTCCATTGATTGATGAGTACGACAAGCTTGCCTTAATTAACGATCCGACATCCGACATCGTACAAGATGCTCTGGCTGCTATGGGTCGAACTAAGGATAAGCTTTTGGTTGAAGCCGCGTTTGGCACCACTTATGGTGGCTACGATGGTACGACCTCCTATGTTCATGATACCGCCAATAACCAAATCGCCGCTGGCGCTACTGGTTTAACCTTAACCAAACTGCGCTCTGCCAGGACTATCTTTAACGCTGCTAATGTACCTAAGGCTCTGCCTAAGTACATCGCTTGTACAGCTGCACAGATTGAAGATCTGTTAGAGG